CCTGATCCATCGTGATCACTCCCGCATCCCCGCTGCACAAAAATGCAGCAGGGTAGGTTGAACACCTGGCTCAGTTTTCGGTCGGCACTGCCCGCAAAAGTGGCTCAGTTTTCGGCCGGCGCCAACATGCGGGTGTAGCGGCAGCGTCTTGCTGGCCCTGCGTGGCACCGTCCTCGGTCTTTCTCGCCAATTGCCAAGGGTGAGCGGTCTGGCCCACCGTCGGTCGCTGTGCGCGCGAGTAGTACCCGACCTCGCCGGAGAACACGACACCGGGAAGACTTGCACCCGCCACGTCCAAGGGCACGCTCGGGCGCAGCAACAGCGTGCTGACCGTCAATGCAGGTAGCTCGGCCAGCAGTTCGGCCCGCGCTGGCGGGATGAACTTGATCGCCACGACCGGCAACGGCAGGTTGGCCAGCACCACGACGTCGTCGCGCGGCGCGATGAAGCTCGCCCCGAACACCAATTCGGCGTCGGTTGCTGCGGGTTGGTCGAACAGCAGGTCGACCAGTGGTGGCCCGATCTGAATGCTGACTCCGGGCACTGGCAAAGTGGCGGCCAGCGTCAGTTCGCTGGGTGCGCTTGGCACGGCCTACCCCAGGATCGCAGACACCATCCGGGCATCGCCACCCAGATAGAGGTTGGTGCTGGCCAGCTTCACGTCACCGCTGCCATCGGTACCGCTGCAGTCCAGATCCAGGGCGGTCACCTCATTGCCGTTGACCAGCCGCGCCCACGTGGCGACGCCGGTACTGGTGATCAAGCCATCCTCCTGTTGCGTCAGCGTGAGGAGTCCGCCCGTAATCGTGCCTGCGGGCTTGGTGAGTCTGATCTCGACCAGCATCGCGCTCGCAGGCGTCGTCGCCGGGGTGGCGGGTCGCGTACCGCCGTAGATGCGCAGACGCGCCGGGTTGCTGCCTGCATCCAGGAATGCCAGGGTGCCTGCCAGCCGCGCCTCGTTGTGTTCGACAGTGATGGCGACGGTCACGGCATCATCTCCGGGCATAGGTTGTCCGCAATCACGGCGCGGTACATCTGCTTGTAGTCGTAGCTGACCACGGTGTATCTCTGGGACGGGTCGATCAACTCGAACAGGTACGCACCGGTAGCGTCGCTCCAGGTTTCGGCCACCAGAACGCGGGCGTTCTCGCTGACCAGTTGCACTCGCCGCACCAGAGGCTGGTCGGGCTGACCCTTCTCCTTGACGGTTCCGGCGATGAAACCGTGGCCACTGAAGTGGATGTTCTTGCGGCCATTCGGAATCGCGTGGAAGTGCCAGTCGTAGCCACCACCCCGGTTCCACAGCTCAGAGTTGGGGCTGTTCAAGCGCATCAGCTCGCAATCGGCGTTGACGCCGATGTCGGCGGCAGGATCAGGAAGCACCGACGTCGACCCACCCGCCAGCGGCAGCAGGTCATCAGCGGCGTTCACGGCAACCGTTGCGGGAAACGCGGGCAAGCCAGACGGAACGTCACCGGCAATGGCGTGGACACGAGCTGTCGCTCCGTAGAGGAACACGCCCGGAATCAGCTTGCCCCGGTAGGCAGCATCGCCGATCTGGAACATCAGCACGCCACCAGCCTTGAACTGAATCAGCCGCGCCCACGGCACACCATTGGCGTCGAAGGCTCCGACGATCACCTCGCAGCGCAAGATCAATCGCTGGCCGACATTGAAAGTCGGAGCCACGTCGGCAACACCTGCGACGGGCTTGGCTCCCTCGTTGATGCCGCCCGATACCGCCGCGCCGTCACCGAAGCCGCTGTTCCAGCGCGACACGCTCCACGAACTGTCCAGATGGGCAAACCGGTAGCCTTCGGAGCCATTGCCGGTGGTCATCCACAGGCCGATGTGTTTGCGGGCGCTCGGGTCGGTCAGCAACTCGACATCGGCCTCGAACCAGAAGTCGCCGTGGGCGGTTTCGTTGAAGCGCAGGATGGACTGACTGTTGGGGGCCGAGATGTCGATGGCCTGCTGGGCGCTATTGTGGCTAGCGGACATGCTGCCCAGCACCGTGGTGTAGCCGCTCAGAGGGGCGGTGGCGAAGGTATCGCTCAGTGGGTAGGCCACGGATCACCTCCAGGGCCCGGTGATGTCGAACGCGATCTGCGCGCCTTCGGTTTCCGAGCTGTACTGCGTCCTGACCAGCAGGAAGCGCTTGCCCGCCTGTCCGACCACGTTGTCGACGATGGTCTGGTCGCTGTAGGGACGGTCTTGCGGCATCCACAGCATCCCGGGCAGGATGCCGCGCATATGGCCGTCCTCTTGCCTCACGTAGGTCGGCAGCAACCACAGGCTGTAATCCGCCCCGTTCGGAAACGGCGTCGGGCCACGACCGCAGATCTGCTGGCCGTTATTCGTGTTCAGGGAGGTCAGCCCGAACCGCACCGGGTTGCCGAGCTGCGTGTGATTGCGCAGCAGCACCTTGCCCGTGAAATCCAGGGACGAGACCAGACCGTAGCCGCTGAACTGCCCGGGATAGCTCCAGTAGTTGCTCATGCCCGAGTAGTTGTCGTCGGCGCACAGCACCGTGGCGTAGTTGTCGCCGGGTTTGAAGCTGATGAGATCGCCGAAGCAATAGCTGTTGCGGCCATACCAGCCGTAGCCCGCTGCATTGGTGCAGAACAGGAAGAACAGGCGGTCGTCACCGATCAGCACCCAGTTACGCCCACCTCCGCCGCTGTCGCCGTTGCTCTCGTACTGATTGCTTCGGGCGTGGAACCATTTGTACCAACCCCACTGGCTGGCCGTGACCTGCTTCCAGTTCTGCGTCGGGTTGTTCGGGTCGTAGGGAGCCTGCGCGCCCACGATGGTGTCGATGTCCGAGAGGTCTTCGACGATGCCGACGTTGGCCCACTTCGCCCACCCCGTCGTGTAGTTGGGCGTCTTGAGGCTGTTGTCGATCAGCAGGATGTTCTGCGGCGACTGCGGGTTCTTGCTGCGGTAAGCGGCCTTGCTCGTTCCCGCGAAAGGCTTCTCCCAGCCGAGCGGAGCCACCTTGGCACTCAGGTTCGTGGTCGTCGTCGCGGGCGACACTGGTGCTCCCGTCACAGCGTAGGTGAAGGCGGTCGTGGTCGTCATCAGTACGCGGAACGATCCGTTGTACTCGGGCTGCTCGGCTCCTGCGATCTCGACCACCTGAAATGGCCGATAGGCGTGCCCGCTGGAAATGGTGGCCGTAGCGATGCCATCGGCGAAGGTCAGCGTGTCGATGGCCTTCAAGGCGAAGCCGTTGACGAGACAGGCGTCGAGCATCGTCACCAGATCGCCCCAGTTGTTGCTGATCTGCGGCGCGCCGGTCATGCCGCTGTTGAAGTATTTGACGGTGAGGTCAGCCATTGCATTGATTCCTTATGGTCAAGGGGTGTCGACGTCGCCGCGAATCAGCAACGTGAAGTGGTCGTCGGGCACGGACTCCGGCCCCTGCTGGACGGTGCGCACCACCCACACCGGGAACTGGCTGCCGATGGTGTTGAAGCGCAGCACGTTGCCGGTGGCCCAGCCGTTGCCCCAGCCGAGCGCGGGTAGGCGGAAGTACGGCACCCCGGTCGCAGGGTTGTTGGGCGCGCAGTCGGCGCTGGTGTTGCCGGTGGCGATCACGCCGACGTTCTCGCCGATGACCTCGAACGAGGTGCTGTTGGTCATCCGCACCACCCAGCGCTCGGTGAGCGCTCCGCGATTGGTGACCGTGATCGGGTACTGGGTGTGGTTGAAGGTGGCGGTGGCAGCGCTGCCAACGAGTTCATCCGACCAGCTGCCGTTCCAGGTGCTCTGATCGAACACGAGGTTCACGCGGGCGAACAGGTCACCGGCCACCAGCGCACTGGAGACAAAACTGCCGGAGACGGGATCGCCGGGACTGGCCAGCGGATAGGCGTGCGTGAGGGGCCGCGTGAAACTGATCTCGCCGTTGATCTGCACGTCGCGCACCACGGCCATGTCCTCGATGCGGTGCTCGATGGTCACCGGCTGGCTGTAGCCGGTCACGTCGGTGAAGGTGACCGTGCCTGCTTCCAGATCGGTCACGTAGCCGGTGTGGATCACCACGCCGTCGTTGCCAACCACGCGCACGCGCGACAGACGCACGCGGGCACAGTCGATGGTCTGGCCGTTGCTGACCGACGCGGTGATGCGCCCGGTGTGGCCGACGACGGCGAAGCCGCCCGGACGGAAGATCGGCACTCGCCCGTCGCTGGGCAGGCGCACCGGGTCGATACCCAGCAGCGCCGCGTCCAGGGGCAGATAGCTGTAGGCCACAGCGCTGTAGCGCAGGCTGGATGCCGCCACTGGCTCGGGCCGGAAGATCTTGCCGTCCGGACGGACGTTCTCGGCGTCGAACCACGGCTCCGTCTCGTTGCCAGCCGCCGTGACCACGGTGCCAAAGCGCACGCGCACGAGGCCTGTGTCGTAGTCGACATTGCCGCTGACGCCGGAGGCGCTGATGGTGCCGTCGATGCCCGCCGTCACGGTCTGGGTTCCACCCACCGCACGAGCGAACTGGATGGAAAGCGATCCCGGGCGCAGCGGTGCCGCGCCGGTGCGAAACACGTACTCGCTGGAGATGTTCTCGCCCACGGTGGTCACGCAACTGGCGCGCGTGATGCTGTTGGTCGCGCCCGCCGACCACGAGGTGAGGGTCACCGCGCCCGAGAGGTAATTGATCGCGCCGCGCGTCACCCAGCCGCTGGGCGTGAACTCGCGCAGCGTGCCCTGACCGTTGTCGCCCCAGGGCTGGCTGCCCGCGATGGCCAGCAGCACTGTTCCGGTCACCACCTGCGCGCTCACGCCGGGCACCAGCCGGAACGATGGGCTGAACGCGAACGTTTCGCTGTGGTTGCTGGTCGAGCCCGCGCTGTTGTAGCGCAGCTTGACGTAGCCAGACTCGTCGTTCGGGTACATCGAGGGCGCGTCCACGTAGGTGATGCCGCCGTAGTTCAGGCGGAACATCTGGCCCACGCCCGAAGCCCAGCCGAGGCGTTGAGCGCCATAGACGGGGCGTGGAATCTTGAGAGTGACATCGGGTTGAAACTGCACCGCGCCGGTGGCGTAGTCGACGCTGCCGATGACGACGCCGGAGCGAAGGACATTGCCTGCGCCATCGTCGCGGGCGTACTGCGTGGGATCGACGAGATTCCACAAACCCAGTCCCATCGCCTGAATCTGCTGCTGCGTGTAGACCCCGAGCACGGTGGTGTCGGTCAGGGTGTTCCACTCGATCTCCAGCGAACCCGGTTCGATGGAGCCCAGGCTCGCGGTCACCGGCACCTGACCTTGTCCATCACGCGAGGGGTGCGCGAAGGCATCCCCCTGCTTGGGGCCCGCGACGTAGTCCACCGTCAGTAGCGCGCCAACCGGCGGCAGCACATTCGGCGCGAAGCTCAAGAGGTCCTGCGCGACGTTGAGATTGCCGGTGGCACTGCCCGAGAGCATGCCGGAGGTGGCGGCAGATGCCGTGCGCGTGCCGGTGCCGCTCTCGTGCGGCCAACTGACCGTAAGCGTTCCTGGCTGCACGCTCTTGCCCTCGGGCGGTGCGAGCTGCAAGGCCTGCGACGCCTTGAGGGTGGCGGTCGGTTGCTGGGTTTCCTGCGTCGGCACGTTCCACGTCAGGATCAGCGAGGAGCCGACATCGGGCAGCGCGCCCAGCGTGACGACGAAGGCTCCGGTGTTCTTGTTGAAGGTGCCCGCGCCGTAGCTGGCATCGAGCCCCTTCAGCGAGCCGTTGCCGCTGTCCGACAGCACGTACCAGCGGCCTTGGGCCATGTAGCTGATGGAGAGCGTGCCGGGCTGCGGCACCGGGTTCACCGTGCCGACGTAGGACTGGCTGCGCGACTCGGGCGTGACCGCGATCTCCGCGCTTTGCGGCGCGCGCTGCAACTGCGCGGCGGGCGTGTAGGTGACCGCCTTCGCGTTGGACATCGAGCCGGAGTTCAGGCTCAGGATGCCGTTGGCGTAGTCGATGGTGCCGAGCGTGCCGCTGGCGGTCTTGAGCAGGCCCGCGTCGTCGAAGACCGTGACGCCATCCGTGACGATGGTGAGCGACCCCGGCAGGCAGCCGCCCGGCAGATTGAACTTGGTGCTGGTCGTCCACCCGTGGCTGGCGCTGTAGCTCACCGGCGCGGCCCCCGGCACCGGCAGCCCTGCGGCCGCGTAGGGCGGCACGAAGGAGATCGGCGTCTCGGTCTGCGCGCTCGGCACGAGCTGGGTGTAGATCGACGCACCCTTAATCGTGAAATCGCCGACCGCTGCGGCTTGGGTGAGCGGCACGACACCGACGTAGGTGCCAGCGTCGGCCACCACCGTGTCACGCGTCCGGGTGGCGTTGGCGAGACGCGTGAAGGTGCGCGTCGCGGGCGATCCGGTGAAGTCGAAACGCAGCGCGTCGCTGATCGCCACCGTGACGACCGCCGCCCGGTAGTCCTGGTCGGTGTTGTAGGTGAAGCTGCGCTCGACCACCGACAAGGCGGTGGCGCGCACGTACTGCTCCTTCTGCGTGGGCAGTCCCTCGTTCTCGATCAAGACCAGCGTCTGGCCGACGTTGGGCACGGCGTCGCTGAGGCGCTGGAACAGTTGCACCACGCGCTGGCCCGCGATGTGGTTCTCGAACAGATAGCCCGCCCACTCCGGCCCTTTGTTGAGGTAGGCCTCGATGCGGGTCTGCGCCTGCTCGCGCGTGTCGAAGGTCTTCTTGGTGGAGAACAGCGTGACGCTGACGCGCTCGTCCTGCGGCGGCTCGGCCACGATGACGTTGGCTCCGAAGTAGGTGTCGGTGTCGTCAGTGGCCACCTGCACGAAGCTCTTGCGCAGGTTGACGCGGCCTCCGGCACGATCCAGCTCGGAGATGTCCGGAAAGATCGCGTTCGAGACGCCGTCGGGGATCACGAGGCCCGTGGGTGCGCCGCCGCCTTCGGGCACGTCCGCCATCACGGAGGACTTCAGCAGCTTCACATCGCCGGATTGAATCGGCATCTCAAATCTCCAGGAATCGAAGGGTCAGGCGGTAGAAGTCGGAGCCGGATCGCGCCGGAATGCCCAGCACGGGTTCGGCCTCGATGGCGGCCTCCTGATGGCGGAAGGCGACCGTGAACACGCGGCCATCGGTGAAGCTCAGTTCGAAGCGGCCCGTGGTGCCGCCCACCGGGATCGCGGCCCACGCACGCAACTGCTCGACCGTGGCGCGCGTCACCCACGCCATGTCGGGTGCGCCCACCAAGGTGATCGGGCGACCGGCCTGCCGGGTGGCGGACTGGATCAACAAGGCACCCGTGATGAGGTAGGACGTGGACGCCACGGCAGGCGACCACGCGTGCTCGTCGCTCCACAGCAAGTCGTCGGGCAATGGCAAAGCCACCCCGGTGTCGAGGTTCGTCAGTTGCATCGGAAAACCTTCAGGAAGCGCGGGCGCGAGCGGCGTCCAGCAGTTGCAGCAGTCGCGCTTCGTCGCGCGCATCGACCGTTGCGTTGACCTTCTGCTGTCCCGAGGACAGCTCCACGCGCACGGTGCGCGTCGGCGCGCTGTCGGGCAGCGAGGGACGCGGCAGGCTGCGGCTTGCGGGCTGCACCAGACCGCCCGAGGCAAAGCCCTGAATGCCTGCCAGCGCGCGTCCCGCCAGTGCCTGCGCCGGAGCGTTCAGGTTGTTGATGGCCTCGAAGAAGCCTGCGCCGTAGCGAGAGACGGCCTGCCGGTTCACGACGAACTCACCGGGGGTGAGCATCGCCGGGACGGTGTCCGACTTCGACAGCCCGCCGCGCCGGTAGAACTCGCCCTGGTTCTGCTCCATGTAGTCGATCAGCTCGCGCTCCAGGTCTTTGCCCCAGAGCAGGGGTTGCGCCATCGCCGAGCGCCACGTCTGCTTGATGCGTTCGAGGTTCTGGCGCTCGTTTCCGGTGAGCGTCTTGCGACTCATGAACTCTTCCAGCGTGCGGCGATCCTGCTGCGCCTGCTTGCCGTAGTTGTCCATCGTCTTGCTGCGCATATCCAGACTGACCGATGCGCCGTAGTTCCATTGCAGCCAGCTGGTGTATTCGTTCATCCCCTGCAGGCCGAGGTCGATCATCTTCAGGGCCTCGAACGCTTCGCGGTTCTTCTTGGGCCTGCTTGGCTTGTCGTTCGGGTCGGCATCTCGCGTCTTGCCGCCGCCGAACATCGCCACGGGGCCGCCGCGAGCAAAGTGGGCGACTCCGCTGGCCAGCCGCGAAAGCGCGCCGCTGCCGTACTTCTGCACGGCCGCCTTGCGGATGACGAAGGCTCCGGCGTCCAGCGTGCGCGGCACGGTGTCGTGGTGCCCGGAGCCGGGCACAGAGCCACCCGCCATCCGGGGAAACGCCGGAGCCACCGCGCCACCCTCGGCAAACCGCCGGACACCACCGCCGACCAGACCACCGGTGGCGTTGGTCTCCACCTTCGTCACGTAGATCGTGTGGGTGCTCGAGGTGTGCATCCCGTTCAGGCTCATCACCTCGGAGCGCGCGGCGTCGGCGTTGTGGCTGATCGCGTGGCGCGATTCGGTCTGGATGCGATCCAGTGCCTTGATCATCCCGTCGACGTTGGTGATGGCCGCCTGCGCCTTCTCGGTGGCCACCTTCAGTTCGAACTGCGCGTTCTGGTCGGCGTAGACCTTGAGTTTGTCGAGCGCTTCCTTGGCTTTCGACACGTCGGCATCGACCGGCAGCGTCTTGCCTTCCTTCAGCAGCGCCTCGTATTCCTTGAGCTTCTTCTCCGCTTCCTGCAGGTCGGCCTGAATCTGCAGCAGGTACTCCTTCTCCGCCAGCGCCTTGTCCAGATCGGCGATGGCCTTGTCGAAGCGCGTGGTGTCGGCGTCGAGCGTGAGCTTCAGGCCGTCCTTGAGCTTGGCGGTGATGTCGTCGATCTGGCGCGTGGTCTCTGCCAGCGTCCGTCCGATCTCATCGCGCGCGCTGATCGCCTCGCGTGCCGCCGTCTGGTGCGCCTTGGCCTCGGCATCCAGCGTCTGGTTGAGAATTTCCTCGGACTGGCGGATGCGGTCGATGGCGTCCCGCACGCCTTGCTTGCCCTGCGCGGCCTGTACATCGGCGTCCTTGGCCTTCTGCGCCAGTTCGGCGCGCAACTGATCAGCCTGCCGCATCAGGTCGGCGGCCTGCTGGTATTCCTGCCTGCGGTAGGCGTCGCGCGACTGCGCTTCGAGCTGCGTGACCTGCGACACCGCCTGTTCGGACTGCTTGCGCGCTTCCTCGCCGCGCTTGGCCTCGTTGGTCTGGCTGCTGGCGACCTGCGCCGCCATGTCCATCGCCTTCTGTGCGAGCTGGCGCGCAAGCTCCAGTTCGCCGTTGGCCAGCGCCCGGCGCGCCTGTTCCTGCATCTCGGCGATCTGGCGCTTGCGATCCTCGGTCGCCTCGTACTCGGTCATGCCTTGACGGCGGATGTCGCGGATGCGCTCCTCCGTCGTCATCGACAACTGCCGCTTGGCTTCCTCGATGCGCTGGACTTCCGCCAGATGCCGGTTGGCCTCGGCGTTGAGCGCGTCGATGTGCTGGCGGTACTCGCCCAGCGCCTGCGCCAGCGTTTGGCGCTTGGTGGCGAGGATGTCGTTCTCGACACGTTGCACGTTGGCCGCGCGCTCGGCCTCGGTTTGGCCCTGCCGCGCCGCCGCCTCGCGCCGCGCTTGCGATTCCTGATCGATCAGACCGAGCGTGTCGGTGGTGGCCTGACGGCGCAGCGTCGTCTGCTGCGTCAGGGCCTCGGTGAGCAGTTGCGTGGACTTGGTGATCTTGGCGGTTTCGGATTGCTGGGTGCGCTCCAGCTCCGCCTTTTCCTGGTCGTAGCGGTTCTTCACCGCCAGCACCTGCTGCGCGACAGCGGCCTCGACCTGCGCGGTCAGCCCCTTGTAGGCCTCGGCCATCTTCGCGGTGGCGTCGCTGACCGTGGCCTGCGCTTTGCCGACCGACTGCTCGACCTCGCCCAGACGCCCCTTGAGCTTCTCCAGCGCGCCGTGCACCGCCTCGATGCCGCGTCCAACCGCTTCCTGCGTGCCTTGCCGCACGGCCTCTAACCGCTTGGCGATCTCCTCGGCGGCGGTGGCGGCGGTGTTCATCGCGCCTTTCGCCGCGTTCGCGCCTTCGGTGGCGTCGGCGTACATCTCGGCGAAGATGCGATTCATCTCCGTGAGGCGTTCCTGATGGCGCTTGGTGGCCTCGGCGATGGTGTCGGACGTGAAGATCGCGGCAATCACTTCCCAGCGGAAGCGCAGGTGCTCGATGCCCGTCATCAGCACCTGCACCATGAAAATGCCCGCCTTGCGGACGATCTCGAATTTCTCCGACAGCCAGGTGCCGATCTCCCAGCCGATGATGGCCGCGCCGAGCACGGCGAAGGCCACGCGCAGCTTGCCGACCGTGGCAATGGCACTCGACAGCGACAGGTTCGCCGTCGCCCACGCCGCCGCCGTGGTGCTGGCCGCCGTCACTGCCGCCGCGCCCGCCGTCTGCCACGCGATGATGAGCGCCGGGATCAGCCGGTAGACCAGCACCGCAAGGCCAACCTCGGCGATGCGCTGCAGCCACTTCATCACCGTGTCGAGGTTGTCCGCGAGCCACGTCAGCGCCTTGGCGAGCTTCTCGGTGAAGCCGGTTGATTCGTCGAGGCGGCTGATCCACTGGCCGAAGGCGTTGGACAGTCGCGTGAAGGACTGGCTAACCGTCACCGGCAGTTGCGCGTACTCGGCGGCCAGCTTGTCCTTCTGGCTCATCAGCGCGTTGACCACCACGTCGGCGGTGAGCCGTCCTTCCTCGGCCAGCTTGCGCAGCCGCCCGATGGGCACGTTCAGGCCATCGGCCAGCGCCTTGGCCAGACGCGGGCTGTTTTCGACGACGGAGTTGAATTCCTCGCCGCGCAGCACACCCGCTGACAGCGCCTGACCGAACTGGAGGAGGGACGACTGCGCCTCGGTGGCTGAGGCACCCGAGATGCGCAGCGCCTGGGAGATGCTCTCGGTGATCGTGAGCGCGTCCTTCTGCTCGCCGCCCAGCATCCGCACCGCCTGCTGCAGCTTGCCGTAGAGGGTGGCGGTTTCCTGGATCGGCACGCCGATGCGCTGCGCAATGGCGAACAGTTCCTTCTGCGCGACCGTGTACTCGCGCTGGCCCGCAGTGGCGAGCTTCAGGCGCGCGGACATCATGTTCCACGCGTCGGCGATCTGGACGATCTCCTGCAGCTTGCCCGCCGCCCAGTTGATGGTGAGGAAGGCCAGCAACTGGGTCTTGGCTTTGGCGACCTGATCGCCAAAGGCGTTCATCCCGGCCTTGACCTCGGCCACTCCGGCGGCAGCCTTGTCGCTGGCGGTCTTGGCGCTGGCACCGAACTCGCCGAGGCTGCGCTCGGCATTGTTGATGGCGCGCTTGAGCCCCTCGTCGGCCCCTTCGAGCGCGACAAGGATGGAGATGCGGTTTGCCATGAGTAGTGGAATCGGGTAGAGTTAAGACCTGTTAGGTCAGACTTGTTGGGTCTTGCGGAGGTTGGTCATGCAAAGCTGGCAAATGCAAAACGCCAAGGCGCGGTTCTCGGAACTGGTCAAGCACGCGGCCCAAGAGGGGCCGCAGGACATCACCCTGCACGGCAAATCCGTGGCGGTCGTGGTGTCGCGCGAACTGTTCGACCGGCTTTCCGGCAACGAGCAGTCGCTGTTGGAATTCATGCGCGCCTCGCCACTGGCGGGACACGATGAGATCGAGTTCGAACGCGACCGTGGGCCCGGCAGCCTGCCGCGCGAGGTCACGTTTTGAGCTACCTCGTCGACACCAACGTTCTGTCCGAGCTACGCAACCGCAAGGCCGATGAAAAGGTCGCGGCGTGGATGCAGGCGCGTCCACGCCAGTCGCTTTACCTCTCCGTGCTGAGCCTCGGCGAAATCCGTAAGGGCATCGAAGGCGTCGCCGATCCCGCATTCCGCCAGACCCTCACGGATTGGCTGGAAGTGGAACTGCCCAACTACTTCGTCGGGCGGCTGCTGGGCATCGACGAAGCGGTGGCCGACCGCTGGGGCCGTGTGCAAGCCAGCGCCGGTCGCACCCTGCCGGTCATCGATGGCCTGCTGGCGGCCACTGCCTTGCAGCATGACCTGACGCTGGTGACGCGCAACGTCAAGGACTTCGCAGGTCTGGGTGTGCAGATCGTGAACCCGTGGGAAGCCTGATCCGTCAATCGATCACGCGAAGCTGTTTTTCGATGGCCGCTGTCAGGCGCGGGATGCGGCCGGCGACGATGCGCTCCACTTGAAGCCGCTTCTTGAGCTGCACGCGTGGCACCAGCACGGCGATGGGCACGTCCGCGCCGCGCTTGAGCTTCTTGATCCCCTCGGCCTTGCGGTAGCGGCGCTTGAAGCCCGACAGAGGCCGGTCGTGTTCCTTGATGTTCTCGGCCATCAGCACGATGTTCCCCTTGGCGTTCTTGATGAAATAGGCGTTGCCGCCGCGCATCAGCTCGGCGATCTGCGCCTTGAAGCGTTTGCGGCCCGCGCGACCGTGCAGCGGGATCAGCATCCGGCCGCCGATCACACCGCCACGCTCGTGAATGCCCGACCACGGGATGCGCGAACCGACGTAGAGCGCGGGCAGCCGGTTCTTGTCCTTGTCGAGCACCTTCGCGGTGAAGCCTTTGACGAAGGACTTCTTGACCACCGCCATCTGGCCCGCAACGTGGCTGCGCACGTCCTGCTTGAGATCAGCCGCCTCGCTGGCGATGCCGCGCGCGACCGCCTTCTTGACCTTGTCGCGGAACTCGCCGCCCCAGCGGCGCAACTGCGCCTGCGCGGCCTTGCTATCGATGCGGATCGAGATGCGCACGGTCTTGAAGCCTGTCGAGGGTCTGGTCGAGGTGCCGCGAATCGCCGCGTGCGCCGATGGCGATCAGCGAGAGCAGCCGCGCATCGCTCGCAGCGTCCTCCCGCGCGGTGGCGGCAGCGAAGCCGCGCACCTGCGCCAAGGTGTAGTCGAGGATGTCCGGCAGCCGGTGGCCGTGATTGATCAGGTGCTGGACGGCGTCGAACCAGCCGCCACCATGCTCGCCTGCGCCATCAGGCCGCCCATTTCTCCGTTCAGGCGCGGCATCACCGTCCGGGTAAAAAAATCGGCGTTCACCTCGATCACCTTCGCCGCCAGCAGGATCGCCTCGTCGGCTGCCAGCTCGTCGACCCACGCGCGCGGCTTGCCGATGGCAATCGACACCGCCGTCAGCAGGTCGTCGCCGCGCTCGCCGAACAGCGTCAGCCAGTCGATGCCGCGATCATCCGCACGGCCGATCTGCTGCATCACCGGCGTGATCGCACGCAGGAAGGCAGGCATCTGCCCGACCTTGAGCGGCTTGATGGCCAGCGGCTCGCCGTCGATGACCAGTTCCACCGCCTGCGGGATGAGGGATTCCAGATCGCTCATGGTCGGCCTCCCGTTGCTCACAGTTGCACGATGCGGCCGAACTGGCCGAGCACCGCGTCGTAGGGCTTGGTGGTGTCGGCCAGGAGCGAGCCTTCCAGCTCGAACTTGTTGTACTCGTCCGAGATGAAGGAGATTTCCTTCAGCGGATCGAAGGCGACGCGGTACAGCTCGACCAGCACCTTGGCGTTGCCCTGCGCGGTGTTGATGCCTTCCAGCCGCAGATACCGCTCCGGCACCGACTGCGTGAAGATGCCGATCTCGGTGGCCGCGCCGTAGGTGTAGGCCGCCTTGAACGGCGCAGTGAAGCCGGTGGTATCCAGAAACTGGAGGGCACCGAAATCGTTGTCGACGGTGTAGTTCGTACCTGCGACCAGGGTCGCGGGCGTGCCCGCCGAATCGGTGACCACCACCGCCGACAGCTTGGGGTGCGCGAAGAAGTAGCGGTCGCCCACGACGGGCGTCGCGCCGCCAATGGTTTCGGCAGTGAGCGAGCCGGTGGTGCCGGTGACGTGGTTGCCGTAGAGGGCCAGCGCCAGATTCTCCTTGGTGAACTCCTCGATGGTGAGGTTCACGGTGGCCGACTTCTGCTTGACCATCCGGTGATCCAGCGAACGCTGGCCGGTCTGGCTCTCGTAGTGCTCCAGCACGTCGGTCTTGAGCGAGAGCTTCAGCTCGGCGACGTTGCCGGGCGAGCGCACCTCGATGGGAAGGCCGTCGAGATCGCGCTTGCCGAGGAAGACGCGGCCCTGGAACGATGCATAGGTGCTCATGATTTGGATTCCTTGCGTGGGGTGGTAATGGGTCGGGTGGATTCGATGGGCGTGCCGTCGCCGTCCGATGGCGGCTCTTCAGTGCGATTCAGGACGGGCTGGCGGGCTTGGCGCGCGATGCCGTTGGCGATGAGCCAGTCGGCAGTGCCGCTTTCCACGTCCAGCCGTTCGTCCGCCTTGCAGGGTTTGCCCGCGTGGGTGTGCGGGCGGGTCAAGACGATGTGGGTCATGGGTGTCATCCCTTGGTTGAAAGATCGGTGTCGAGCGTCCGGTAGGTAATTGCGTAGCGCGCCGGGATCGCGGCGGCGACCGCGTCGGCGTCCTCGACGTCCCACTCGCAATCCAGTTCGCGGATGCCCAAGGCAAGGTCGCCCAGATTCCGGTCGGCCAGCAGCGCAGCGTGGGCGGCGGTCAGCAGCCGGTCGGCTTCGGTTTCCGGAATCGCAGGCGGCACCGCGCGCGCCAGCGCAACGAGGCGCACGGTCAGCGCGCGCGTGACCCGGTCGTTGGCGCGCTCGGTGATCTGCTCGGACTCGGGGAACACCACCAGCGCCGGGGATTGCTCCCGACTGATGGCCACCGTGGGTGAGCGGTGCAGCGTGGCCCCGAGCGACTCCACCGGCGTGCGGACAGCATCGAGCACCGCGATCAGAATCTGCTCGCGGATCGAGTGGGCGGCCATCGGTCAGAGCCTCGTGAGCTTGGCGCGTATTTCCGAGCCGTCGGCCACGGCCCGGACATCGCGCACCTGATAGGTCACGCCGTCGATCTCGACCACCTCGCGCGCGGCCAGACCCACAAACACCGAAGCCGGATAGGTGATCGCGTAGTCGGTGTTCAGGGCCAAGCCGTCGAGGATGGTGTCGTCCGGCGCGGCGAATCCGACCGGATGCTGCTCGGCGGTCGAGCCGCCTGAGGGTTGCCAGCGGCAGTCCTTGAGCAGCCCCGCGTTCGTCGCGGCCGCATAGACCTGCTCGACGAGGCCCATCACGCGATCTCCAGCTTCACCAGCAACTGCGGGCGGTGGCACAGCGGCAGCGGGTTGGCCTGCGTGTGCAGGTCGGTGCCCCGGTCGAACTTGCGCGGCTCCTGCTTGGCGTACAGCGGCAGTGCCATCGTGTTGGCCGTCTCGTTGAAGTCAGCGGGCGCGTAGTAGGTGGCGAAGGTGTCCATCGTGCCCAGCGGGAACGCATGGCCCTCGTCCTCCTCGACGAAGCGGCGCACGCTGCCACCGGGTGCGGTTGCGCGACCGCGATGCTCCTCGAAGGTGATGCCACAGAAGCTGAAGCCGGAGCGCATGTCGGTGCGCAGCGCCTGACCGTCCTGCCAGCGCTCGTAGGCCGCGATGACGTCGTCGTGCGTCGTGAGCGCTTCGAAGAAGTCCTTGCCGACCAGGACATGGATGCCGGTCATCCGTTCGCCCTGCAGGCTGTCCTCGACGTAGCGCAGGAGATCGCGGCAGGCCTTGCCGACATCGAAGTCGCTGTCGTGCGCGGCGATGTCCCACGCGAAGGTCTGCGGCGTGATGCCGAACTCGCTGAAGAGGTTGTAGATCACGCTGCCGTCAGCATCGAGGATCAGCCCCTTGAGCGCGCCGAAGCGCAGGTGCTCCAGGGTGATCGCGTGCTTGTTGCGCATTGTCTGCAGGTGCTGCGCCATCACGCCCGCCACCGTCTGCAACTCCGTCTCCGAGCCGAAGGCGCGGATGCCTTGCACCTCCTCGGGCAGCACGACGTCGTCGTGCGGGATGTGCGGGATGTGGAACGAGCGCACGTTGCGCTGACCGCGCACGCCGACCGTGCCGGGCGAGCCCACGGGCATCGTCGGCAGCAGCGTCAGCACGCCGTTCTGCTGCTCGACGATGATCGAGCGGAAGCGTTGCGGGCGGTCGACGAACAGCCCCATCTGGGCCAGACGGTCGTAGTTGTTGGGCAGGATGTTGATGGCGGCGGTCAGCGCCGACATCGAAAACGCCGGGTTCTCGAAGATGTTCTGCATGGTCAGACTCCTTGGCGGACGAGGACACCCAGCGCCTTGAGCTGGGCAATGGCCGCCAGTTGTTCGGCGGAGGTGATCGCGGCGGGCCACGCGAGCGCGTGGTCGGAAACGATGGCGTGACGCACGATGAGCAGGCCGTCGGTGCGGTCAGCGGCGCTCGCGTCGCAGGGCTGGATCAGCACGCCTGCAGCGACCTGCGTGCCGTCTTCGGCGGACGGGTCGAACTGCTTGACCTTGCCGTTGGCGGTGACGACACCGACCACCGTGCCCAGCGTCAGGTTCTGGCCGGAGGCGACGGTGACGCGGTCACGCGAGTAGAGGTTGGGCGCTTCGAACTTGAGCAGGTCGCCCAGGTTCATGGATTCGTTGAGGACGGTCGGCATTTCAGATCTCCTTCTTCAGTGCAGACGACTGCGCCGCGAGGTTGCGGGCGGCATCGATCAGCGGATTGCTGGGTGCGGGGCGGGTGGCGTCAGGCGCGATGCGACTGACGATTTCGGGACTGGCATCGGCCTTGGCCGAGAGCAGCTGGCTGCGCACCTTCGCGGGCGCGGTGTTGGCTTCGAGGAAGCCCGCGATCAGGTCGGCGCGACCGGCGAGCGTGCAGGTCTGCGCGATCTCGATGGTGTCGGCCACGTTCAGCGCGGTGGCGGACGGTTGAGCAGGATGGCCAGCAGGATCAGCAAGAGGCCGATCAAGAGCAGCGGGGTCGGATCGTTCATTCATGGAAGACTCCATCGGGTGGTTGCAGAAAGAGCCCGCCCGCGTGGCCGCAGCCATCGGAGTCGGGTTGGGGGAAACGGATGCGAGAAGCTGGGTGAGCGCGTCATCGAAGGTGCCGATGGCGTCGGCAAGACCCATGGCGACGGCGGCCTGCCCGAAGAACAGTCCGGCTTCGGTGTCGCGCACGGCAGATGCCTCGATGCCCCGGTTGCGGGCCACCGTCTCGACGAACAGGCCGTAGATGCGATTCACCTCGGCCTTCAAGAAGGCGTGGGCTTCGCTGGAAATCGGCGCGTGCGGGTTGAGATCGTTCTTGCGGTCGCCCGCGAACACGGCGGTGTAGTGAATGCCGTCCTGAGCGTCCTTCTCGGACTGGTCGACGTGCATCGCGATGACGCCAATCGAGCCGACACCACCGGTGCGCGAGACGAACACCCGGCTGGCGGCGGACGCCAGCGCGTAGGCGGCCGAGAAGGCCATGTCATTGGCCACCGCCCAGACCGGCTTGATTTGGTTGGCGGCGCGGATGCGGTCGGCCAGATCGAACACGCCGCCCGATTCGCCACCGGGCGAATCGATGTCGAGCAGGATGGCCGACACCGCCGGATTGCCGATGGCGGCGTCGAGTTGCGCGGTCAGGCCCGCGTAGCTGGTCAGCCCGGATTCGGCCTCCAGCCCCACGGTTCGGCGCACCAGCGTGCCGTGGATGGGGATGACGGCCACACCGGGCGGTGATCCGGACGTGGCGCGTGTCGGCGGCGTGTAGCCGGGGATGGCGGCCAGATCGGAAAGGCCGACCCGGGGGCCGAGCACGGCCAGGATCACGTCAAGTTTCGGGCGATGAATCGCCAGCGGCACGCCAAAAAGGCGCGCCGCCAAGTGCGGCAGCAAGGTCATGGGGAATCCTTCAGGCAGTCGACGTGCTGCCGGATGCGTCGGTGGCGACGGCGTTGCGGTTGGGTTCCGCGCTGCCGCCGTCCTTCGACGTGTAGCGAGCGTCGGAATCGAAGATCAGGCCGAGGTCGTCGGCGCGCTTGTTGTCGGCGGCGATTTCGCGGTCGACGTCCTCGGCGTCGTAGCCGAAGGCCGAGATGGCTTCCGAGCGCGACATCAGGCCCGCGCGGATCGCCAGCAACATCGCCTTGAACTCCTTCTCCGGATCGACCCACTGCCAGCCCTGGGGAATCCACTTCACCGCGAGGTACTGGCGGCGACGAGCAGGCCCGCCACGCGCGAACCCTGGCGCTTCGAGCGCGCCCGCGAGCACCGCCTGCTTCATCCACGCCGCCCACACCGGGCGGCACATCTGATGCACCAACACGCCGTGCTGCACCATTTCGCAGCGACGTCGGAACTCCAGCATTCCCGCCCGGATGGACGAGTAGTTCACGCCGGTCAGATCACCCGTGAGTTGCTCGTAGGTCACGCCCAAGGCGGCGGCGACCGCACGGAATTGCGTGCGCAGGAACTCGCCGTAGGAACCACCGACGTCGGCGGGATCGGAGAATTTGATGTCCTCGCCCGGTTCCAGCAGTTGCAGCGTGCCGGGCTCCAGTCCGGCGAGCGCGACGCCGCTGTCGTCGGCAGCGCCTTCGCCCATCAGGTTGTCCTCCGGGTTGGCGCGCGTGACGAAGCCCGCGAACATCGCTGCGGTCTTCTTGCGCATCAGCTCGGCGTCGTCGTACTGATCCAGTTCGTTCAACTTGACCAGCGCGCGCGACAGCCACGGTTCCCCGCGAATCTGGCCGGGTCGCAGCACGCGGTAGAG